CTCAGGGCTCTAATGCTGTAGCTGTTAGTAACCAAGCTGGCGAAACAACTCAGGGTGGCAATACCGTAGCTGTTGGCGCTCAAGCTGGTCAAACATCTCAGGGCGACTTTGCTGTCGCTACTGGCTACCTAGCTGGTACTAACACTCAGGGCGCTAGTGCTATAGCCACTGGCTACGCTGCTGGTCAAACAACTCAGGCCGCTAATGCTATCGCTGCTGGCTACTATGCTGGTAATAGCAATCAGGGCGCTAGTGCTATCGCTGTTGGCTACCAAGCTGGTCAAACAACGCAGGGCGTTGCTGCTGTAGCTTCTGGCTACCTAGCTGGTAATAACACTCAGGCAGGCTATGCTATTGCTGTTGGCCCCCAAGCTGGTCAAACAAATCAGGGCACTCAGGCTATAGCTGTTGGCAACTTGGCTGGTGAAACAACTCAGGGCGGGTACGCTGTAGCTGTTGGGCGTTGGGCTGGTAGAACAACTCAAGGCGCTAGTGCTGTAGCAGTCGGAGAGTTAGCTGGCAAAGAAACTCAGGGCGCTTACTCTGTTGCTGCTGGCTATGCTGCTGGTGTAACAAATCAAGGCGCTAACGGAGTCATCATCAGTGCTACTGGTGCGGCTCTGGACGACACCTCTACAGGTCACATCCATGTTGCATCAAGTGAAGGTGAGCTAAAGTTCACCAGTGCTGGCGGCTGGGAGATGATCGACGGTGGCGTTACGAACCTGACGGTTAGCCCTGCTGGTAATTTAACTGCGGTCGGGAACGTCACTGCTTATTCTGATATTAACCTCAAAGATAACATTGAGCTAATTTCAGATGCGGTCTCTAAGGTTCAACAATTGCGCGGTGTAACATTTGATAGAAATGATTTTGTGCCAGACGCTGAAACAGGCGTTATGCCAGAAACTAGACAGGCAGGTGTTATTGCTCAAGAAGTACAAAAGGTTCTTCCAGAAGTTGTATTCGAGGCAGATGACGGCACACTTACTGTAGCTTACGGAAACATGGTCGGCTTGTTAATCGAAGCAGTCAAGGAACTCAAGGCAGAGATAGACGAGCTTAAGGGTCAGCAGTAATGCCGCTACCAACTAGTGGACAAATTAGCCTAAACGATCTTCACGTAGAAGACGACGGAACAAAGGAACGTATTAAATGACCACTATTAAATTAAAGAATGGATCAGGCGCACCAGTAGTAGGTGACCTTGTTCAAGGAGAGCCAGCGTTAGATTTGACCAATAAGCGTCTGTACACAGAAGATGCTGGTGGTGTTGTTATTGAAGTAGGTACTAATCCTACTAGTTTAGCTACGGGGGCTATAACATCGACAGGCGTTGTCACCGCTACCTCTTTTGCGGGTGATGGCTCTGCCTTGACGGGCCTTGGCCTTGGTATTGACGACAATGCTGTCGCCACGTCTATCACGATTGATGCTGCTGGGCTTGTAGGTATTAACGCCCCGGTGCCTACAGAGGTGCTTAACGTAGGCGGTAATATCCTAGCCACTGGTGACATCACAGCCTACTCAGACGAGCGCCTAAAGTCAGACATCAACACACTAGATGGCTCTAAGGTGTACGCCATGCGCGGAGTAAGCTTCACTAAAGATGGTGAAGCTAGCTCAGGTGTCATCGCTCAAGAGATTCAGAAGGTTGCACCCGAGTTGGTGAATGAGTCTGGTGAATACTTATCAGTGGCTTATGGAAACCTAGTCGGTTATTTGATCGAGGCCGTGAAGAGCCTTAAGGAAGAAGTAGACCAGCTTAAGGGGCAGCAGTAATGGCTTTACCAACGAGCGGGCCTCTAACCCTTGACGATATCCATGTGGAAGCTGGAGGAACTACAGCCACTACAGCCTCAATAAACGATGCAGACATAAGAGGACTACTAAGCCCTGTGCCAGCTTCTGGGTCTACAATGGACTTTTCGGACTGGTATGGCGCTTCAAACGCCGCACCCATTCAAGCAACTGGAGGTACGATCACCACCATCAACGGCTACAGATACCACGATTTCAAATCAGGTGGCACATTTAATATCAGCGCGATAGCTAGCGGAACCTACTCTAACACGCTTACCATTTTCTTGGTGGCCGGGGGTGGCGGAGGTGCTGGAAAGGGTGGCGGCGGGGGCGGCGGCGCAGACTGCTTGCTTACCAGTGTTGCGGCATCTACTGGAAACAAGACCGTAACTATAGGGGCTGGAGGGGCTGGCGTTTATGCTGCTTTCCCAGACACAGGAATTGGCGGCACGGGAGGTACCACCTCAATAACAGGGCTGGGTGTGGCTAGTGTCACGGGCGGTCTAGGAGGAGTTAACCAATACGCCTCTTCAAGTATTCGCCAGCACGGAGGCGACAGCGGAAACGGCAATATCGGCGGGTCGAATGTATACATCTACTCCTCCTCATGCTCGACTGGAGGCGGCGCAGGTTACTCAGGAGGCGGCCAAAATGCTGTTGATGAGTTTAACGCGGCTAGAGGCGGAAACGGGTACACCCTCGCCGGGTTTAGCGATGCCATAAATAACGTGAAGATGGCAGGAGGAGGCGGCGGGGTTGCTTGGGCAGGTAATATATATCAAGATAGCGGGGAGGGTCGATTTGGCGGCAGTGACGGTTCTGACAACCTAGGCGGCCAAGGCCCAGCAGCAAGCCCTAACCGAGGCGGCGGTGGCGGTGGTAACTACAACGGGACTGGCGGCGACGGCGGCAGCGGTAGAGTAATAATTAAGTACGAGTACTCATAAGGGAGAGTAAGGCGCATGGAATATTCATATGAATTTGTAAAGGTAAAACCAAAGCAACTGTACGAACAAGTACGTTACTTTGCTGTAGGTCATCCCGATGTGTTTAAAAACATAATCGTTGAAGAGGTGTCTGAGGAGTCCCTTAATGCTGCTGCTCAGTCATACGCGGCTTCAGTTGTAGCAACGTGGCAAAACATAGCAGCGGCTCCAGAAGAGCTTGTACTAGCTGCTCCAGTGCAGTCGGCTGTTTACACACCCGCCACCCCTCCGCTGCCTAAGGAAACTGTCCAAGACCCCGTTCCTGATTTTGATCCTTACACTCAAAGGATCGAGCGAACTTACACGGAAACGGAAACGGAATATCGACACGGATGGGAGGTCATTGCGTTAACCGAAGAGGAGCAAGCGGCCTACCTCGTGATCAAAGCTGAACAGACGGTAGTAACTATGCGACAAGCTCGACTAGCGTTGTTTCAGGCAGGTCAACTGGAGGCAACTGAAGTGGCACTGAACGCGCTACCAGAGCCTGACAAGTCTGCCGCATTGATCGAGTGGGAGTACGCCTCTACGGTTGCACGTACCTCGCCTTGGGTAATACAGTTAGGCCCTGCGCTGGGACTTGATGAGGTAGAATTAGATGAACTATTCGAAGCAGCATCAGAGCTTTAGTGGCGAGGCTTTTTGGCCGAAATAACAGCACTCAAAGAGGCATAACATGGAATACCAATGGGAAATATCAGGGCTAGACTATCAAGTGTCATTGAACGGCTTGTCCAACGTCGTCACTGTAGCGCATTGGCGAGCGTCTAGGGAAGATGAAAACGGCAACAAAGGCTCTGTGTATGGCACTCAATTATTGCCCGAACCTGACCCTAACAATTTTATAGAATGGGATGCTTTAGACAAGGCCGGTGTGCTGTCTTGGGTAACTGACGAGATGAATCGAGTGCCTGAACCAGTAGCAATTGACAATACGCTAGAAGCTGATGGAGATGCGCCACCACCTGTCGATAAGGTTACTACCGCAGACATCGAGGCAGCTATTGACGCGCAGATTGCTGAGAAAGCCAACCCAACTCGCGGCTCAGGGGTTCCTTGGTGAGAGAATTAATAATGACAGCAATAGTAAATTATTTAATTAGGGTCGGTGACGCGATTAGCCAGCTTATCAACGTAGCGTTTTTGTTTGGTCAAAGTGCGAATGAAAGCATCTCTGGCAGGGCATGGCGACAGCGAAACACACATCGCAGTTGGGGTATAATGCGAATATTAATTGATTGGATTGCTTCACCGTTAGAGTCAGATCATTGTGAAAAATCCTATAACAATGACGTAGTGCGAGCGGCACTACTGCTAAAAAATAAAGAGATGTAATATGGACATGATTGACTTGGTTTTGCGCTGGATCGTTGCTCCCATTGCGGCAGTCGTTATCATGCTGTACCGACAACAAAATCGACACAATACCCTGCTCGCGGTTTTGCAGAATCAAGCTGATATTGTTAGGCATAACCACGACAGAGAAATCCGAGACATCAAAGATATGCTGCACAAAATACTCGAAAAGCTCGATGACAAGGCTGACAAATAATGTGGGCTGCTTTAATTTCTCCTGTTGCTGAGCTTATTAAAGTCTGGTTGGGCAATGTTAAAAACAAGGCAGAAGCTAAACATGAAGCTCAGATGAAGTTAATTCAAACGACAGCTTCATGGGAACAGCTTATGGCAGAACAAGCGAGAACCTCTTGGAAAGATGAGTGGTTTACGTTATTGCTTTCTGCTCCCGTAGTAGCTCTTATGTACGGTGTCACGTTTGATAATTCAGATGTAGTTTATCGCGTTGGGCTGGCATTTAACCAGCTTGATAAGCTTCCTGAGTGGTATCAATATCTATTGTTTGTAGCTGTTACGGCATCTTTTGGTATTCGTGGTGCAGATAAACTACTGGCAATTAAAGGTAAGAAATAAAGAAGCACATTTGATTTTTAGAAGGTAAAGCAAATGGCAACTAAACAAGAAGTCTATAATACAGATCCTATGTTGTGGAGAAATTTTGTTGACGGTACTGAAAGAGAAAACTACGAAGGTACTGATCAAGGCCGAGCATTACAAGACTTAGAGCAGCGTAGAATTAATAGGATTCTTTCTGCTTTAGAGGTTCTTGAGCGTGATCCTTCAACCGTACCCTATGATCGTTTTGAATCCGATTTAGATAAAGGTCAGATTTATGACTTTTTTGAAAGCGGCGGCTTAGATGCTTCAAGACTAATTCCAGATATAAACGATACTGCTGAGTTTTCTTCTTATACAGGAGGAGCCGCGCCAGTAAATGAAACAGTACGTTTGTTAGAGTCAGGAGAGGTAAGCTCTTTAGAAGAGCTAGAAAGTAAATATCCAGATGTTCATTCTTCTCTTATGGATTACTACGAAGGTGTTGGTGGAGAAGTTAATGATTTAGATGAAAATGCTGATGAGCTAGCTAACGGAGACTCAGATCTTTTAGCGGATAACTTAGAAGAAAATCAAACCGATCCAAGTATAGACACTGACGTAGACCTTCCTCCTTTATTACCGGGTCAAGGTATAGTAGATAAAGCAACAGATGCGGTTACTGGCGTAGTAGATAAAGCAAAAGATGCAATTCCTAGAGATCCTAAAGAGTTCGGAGATTTAATAAGGGCAATTCTTGAAGGAGGTGGTGTTGGCTTACCTAATGCAGATCCCGAATCAATTTTAGATGGCGGGTTCGGAGGACGTTATGAATTCCCTGCTGGCACATTTAACCCTAATGATATTATTGTGCAGGTTCCCGGTGTTCCAGTAGGTGGGCCTCCAAACTCAGTAGACATAGGAACAATTGGAGAGATAATAAACAGCCCCGGAGAAGTATTTGATAACGCAATTGATAACATTAAAGATGTTCTTACAGACCCTACTAAAATTGTTACTGGGGCAATTTCAGCAGGAACAGATCTTCCTCCAGATTTAATTAAAGCTATTCTTGCTGGAACATATGGGCAAGATGTTCTTGATTGGCTTAAGGGTAAAATAGATAACGTAGAAAACTCAATAGATCCACCCATAAGCGGAGAAACAGAAGAAGAAACAACAGAGCCTACAAGCCCACCAGAGACTGCTGGAGGAGAGACAACACAAGAGGGTGATCTTACTGTCAATGGTATAGATCCTCGCAATGAAAAGCAAGAAACGGTACAAGACCCTTTTACTTTTGGACATGAAAATAGTGACAACCCTGAAGAGCTAACAACAGAAGTTACTTTTTCTGGTTCAGATGATCACTTTATTTATGGTGACCCTAACAACGCACAAGAAGAAAATTATTTAAGTGGTGCATCAGGAGCCTTTAGTGGCGGGGGCGGCGGTGGAGCATTTGATCCATCTGGCGTACAACTAGGATCTCTAGGAGACCCACAGTTACTGGCGAGATCAGAGTTCCCTATTACTGATTTCTTAGCTGGCATATTTACTGGGATAAGAAGATGACATATTTAGATTTAGTAAATAACGTTCTTAGGCGTATGCGTGAAGAAGAAGTCTCTACTGTAAGCGAAAGCACTTATAGTAAAATGGTAGGTGATTTTGTTAATGACTCTAAAAAACTTGTAGAAACAAGTTGGGACTGGTCAGCACTGCGTACAACTTTAACTATAGAAACAACGGAAAACATTTTTAACTATGTTCTTACAGGAAGCAAAGACAATATTAAAGCTCTTGATGTCATCAACGACACTTCTAATTTTTTTATGGAGTATCGTAATTCTTCATGGTTTGACGATAAATACCTCAATGAAACACCGCAAACAGGAACGCCTTCATATTACACCTACAACGGAGTTGATTCCAACGGAGACACACAAATAGACGTGTACCCTAAGCCAGACGGTGTTTATGTTTTAAGGTTTAACGCGGTTAATCGAGGTACTATTTACGGCGAAAACCAAACTGTTCTTAGGCCAGAAATTTTGTCTGCCGACACTGACCAATTGTTAATTCCTTCTTCTCCTGTAATCCATCAAGCGATAGCTATGTTAGCGCGTGAGCGTGGTGAAACTGGAGGAACATCTGCGGCAGAGTACTTCGGTATTGCTCAGCAGTACTTGTCTGATGCTATTGCTTTAGATGCTCAAAAGCATCCTTATGAAACTGATTGGTATGCACCATAATGGCACAACAACTAAAAAGTATTAACTTAGTTGCTCCTGCGTTTAAGGGAATCAATACAGAAGATTCGCCTTTAGCACAAGATCCGTCGTTTGCTGAAATAGCTGATAACGCTATTATTGACAAGCGTGGTCGTATTGCTGCGCGTAAAGGACTCTCTGTCATAACGACAGACAAAAGTGAGTTAGGCGCAGACCACATTCACGAGATGCATTATTTTTACGATGATGCAGGAAATACAAAACTGTTTAGCGCGGGTAACAACAAGATACTTTCTGGAACTACAACGCTTGTAGACGAAACACCCGGTTCCTATACTATCGCCGCTAACAACTGGAAGATGGTTACTTTTAATGATAAAGCTTACTTTTTTCAGAGAGGACAAGAACCTTTAGTATACGACGACGCTACGGGTTTACGAACTTTAGGTACAGTAACAGGAACACCAACAGACGTTATCTTTTATTGTCACGAGGCTCTTTCTGCTTACGGTCGTTTGTGGATAACAAACAATGAAACTGACTCTCAAACTGTTTTCTGGTCTGACTTGCTTGACGGTACAGACTTCTATGGTGGTTCATCCGGTTCGCTTAATGTTTCTAAGGCTTGGCCTAATGGACACGACGAAATACGTGCGTTAGCTGCTCACAACAACCTCTTAATTATCTTTGGTAATCACAGCATTGTTGTTTATCAGAATGCATTTAGTCCTGCTTTTATGTCTATGGTAGACACTGTGGCGGGTATAGGCTGCGTGTGTAGAAACTCTGTTCAGCACATAGGCACAGACGTTTTATTCTTGTCGCACTCTGGGTTACGTTCGTTCGGTAGAACCATACAAGAAAAATCTATGCCTATTGGAGACTTAAGTGCAAACATTAAGACTGAGTTTATTGAAGGCGTTGCGGATCGAACAGCGCCAACATCTTCTGTGTATAGTCCAGAGAATTCTTTTTACTTAATAACTTTAACTGACCAAGAAACTACTTATTGTTTTGACTTAAAGGGCCGACTAGAAAACGGAGCTTATAGGGTTACGCGTTGGCCTTCTAATTCCTTTAAAGCTTACGAGCGTTTGCCTGACGGTACCTTATACATAGGGAGTGCACAAGGCGTTGGAGAACACGCTGGGTATCAAGATAGTGGTGAGAGCTATCGTTTTAGGTACTACAGCCCCGGTCTTACTTTTGGTGATGCTTCTAAGCTAAAGATACTAAAGAAGCTGCGCCCTACTGTTGTTGGTGCTAACGACGCTACTGTATTTATTAATTGGGCTTATGATTTAGAATCCGCTTACAAAACTCAAGCGTATACTGTAGGCGACCAAATACCAGCTTTTTACGGTGTTGGTGAATATTCTGTTTCTGAGTTTACGGGCGGTGAGCTAACCTCTCGTCGCGCAGTTAATACTACCGGTGACGGCACAATTGTTACAATAGGCATGGAAACAGATGTTGATGGTTTTCCACTATCTCTACAGGAAATTAACGTACTAGCACTAATAGGTAAAACACTATGAGCAACTACACAGTAACAACAAATTTTGCTGCTAAAGATACACTGCCTTCTGGTAGTAGTGGTAAAATCATTAGAGGCTCTGAGTTTACTACAGAGTTCACTAATATTGCAACAGCGATTCTGTCTAAGGCAGACTTAAGCAGTCCTCAGTTTACAGGAACGGTATTTATACCTGCCTTAACTTTTACGGGGACGTTAACGACAGGAACTATTGATGGGGGTGTTTACTAATGAGTTGGCTAAGTGATTTACTAGGCGATGTTACTGGTGCAATAATACCATCAGATATTAAAGATATATACACAAACCCGCTTACGCAGATTGAAGCACCTGACATTAGGTTTCAACCGTTTACTGTTACTGGGCCTACGGGTACAACAACAACAGGAGCAGACGGTAGCACTAGTTATGCTTTAAACGCACAACAACAAGCACTGCAAGATATGTTGTTCG